TATTTGGAAACAGATATGTGCGCATTTAAATTGGGTGTATATACCAACTATATAAATATATATTTAACAAATTATATATTTATATTTAAATTTAAATTTATATATTTACATACCACCTGGGAATCCAACCATATTAGCACCAATACCAAAACCAAGACCATTTCTTGCGGATGTACCAATAACTGGTAAATATGTATCAAGAATACTAAATGTAGCAGCACCAGATAATGCAATTAAAGCAATTTCCTCAAAGTTAAGAGAACGTTTGGGGATTGCGTATGCTGCAATAGCAACCATCATACCTTCAATTAAATATTTAATCATTCTTTTAATAAGTTCGCCGAAATCAAAGAAACCGTCCATTTTATATTATATTATATTACTTATGAAGAAAAAAAAATATTAAATATTACAAAAAAATACAATAAAATACAATAAAAATCTATTATTCTTATTAAATAACTTAAATATAATTATATAAAAATATTTATATAAAATGGCTTTATCTAAAATGGCGAATGAAGAAGATAAATACATTGATTTACTTGATGAAGATAAAACTATAACCGGACAAAAATTTGTATGTATGTCTTTTATCTCACCTGAAAAAATAATAAAAAACAAGGAATTATTTTATTTTAATCAATTCCTAAATAAATGGGATTTTCAAACATCAATGAATAAGTTTGATAATTTTTTACAATTTATGAGTTCTAAATATACCGGTCTAGATATTAATATTCTACAAAATGATTTTAAAGATTTTGTTAGTTCAGAATATGATGATTTAATTAAAAATGATGTGACTGATGATTATAAATTATTTATTGAGACTTATCAGGATAAATTAAATGAAAAATTTGAAAAAGAAAATAATTTTCAAACATCTGTTCGTGGATTAAAGATCAGAGGGTCTTTTAATACTCAGGAAGAAGCCGAGTTGAGATGTAAAATGATAAGAACTGCTGATCCAAATCATGATGTATTTGTAGGTCCAATTGGTATATGGATTCCGTGGGATCCTGAAGCTTATAAAACAGGACGTGTTGAATATATGGAAGAAGAATTAAATAAATTAATGCATGAAAAGAATAAGAATGAAACAGCTGCAAAAAGTGAGTTTGACGAGCGTGTTACTAAAAGTAAAAAAGATGCAATTGAATCAAATATTAAAATTGCTAAACAAACTGGTAATTTATTAACACAATCAATCGATGAAGATGGTAATTTAGTTGGTGTTGATGGTCTTGGTAAATCAACCGTTGAAGCAACAATTGATACAAATAATACAGGTGATAATCTAAACGAAAATGTTAAAAATGAATTATTTAATTATGAAAATATTAGAGAGATTGAGACAACAAAGGAAAAAACTGAATAATTCAAAGTTGCTAAATCATGCCAATACATTTTTTTATATAATATATATATTTTTTATATAATATAAAAATCACCATTTAGATTTTCTTACGTTTATCGTTTGAGTAGTCCGTTTTTTTTGCTTGGATGGGTCATATTCTTCGTCTTCATCATCAGACGTTATATTTTTAGACAATTCCCAAAATTGTTTTGATCCCAATTTAAAGTCTCTATGTGCTTCTGCTTTATACCAGAATACTTGATCTTGGAGTTTGTTTGATTTTACATTATTATTAATTACTAAACATTCATAATTTTCTGTACATTGATCCATAACTTGACAAAATGATTCAAATGATGGGAACATTCCAGCATAATTATCATATATTCTTTTTCTATTAGAAACATATGGTTCTCTTAATATAAATACATAATCAATATTTGTTCTTAGTTCTGGTGGAATACCAAGTGGATATTGCATTGTAATAATAAGCATTAATTTCCAATGACGACCATTCATAAATAACAGCCGCATAAATTTATCTTTAGACCATGTTTTGTCGTATAAACAATCATCTAATATAACAAAAGCTCTCGGGTCTATTGTTGTTTTATTATATGCTGCCATTTCCTTCTTAATTTCCTTTAAAACTTTTTTTTGACGTTTTAAAATATTTTCTATAATTATAGTTTGATATTCATTATGAATAAACAATTTCGGAACCATATTGCCATAAAATCCATTACCTTCTTCTGTTCCTGATATAACTGTTCCAATTGGTACATTTTGATGATAATATAATAAATCTCTAACTAAAAAACTTTTTCCTGTGTCACGACGCCCTATTAATACTACAACTGGCCCTTTTGATTCGTTTGCATCAAATTGAATTAATCTCATGTTAAATTTTTTTAAATTCAAAGTCATTATTATTTATTTAAATATTTTATTTAAATATTTATTATTAATAATACGAATCCCTTTAAATATATTGTTAATATTATTGTTATTAATAAATATAAAATATAAGTTAAACCCTTAATTAATATATCTATATTAATAAAATAAACCAAATATGAATGTATTAACATTAAATAAAAATAACGAAGTTATAAATAAATTCAAAAACGATAATATTTTAAATGTTGAAAATATTCAAAATTACAATCCATTATTTACAAAATTTATTACAGATAATAAATTAAATGGAAATAATATAACAAATGATGAAATTAATAATATAAATTTAAATACGAATTATAATGTTCAAGATATTACAAAATGTATTGACACATGTGATGAAGATACATGCGATATAAATGATGCTGATGCTGATGCTGATGCTGATGATGATGATGATGATGATAGTCAAGATGATAGTTATGTTGAATATGAAGAAGTTGTAAATTTAAATGGGAATGATAATTTTGAAATTACAATTGATAATATTAATAAGCCTTCTAATACTAGTACAGACAAATTAAATTTTTTTATAAAATATATTCCCTTACTTGATCCAATTAAGTTTTTAATTGGTAAATATGGAAATGTATCAACCACCGATAATTTATTGTTATTACCAACAAATAATTCATCTAATGATGACATGTCATCAATGAGTAACCAACAACTTAAAAATAATATTATAATGTGTGATCCTAATAATTTTGCTTATATTGATGGATTTTTTAATTTTCTCTCTAGTATCATATTACATAAATATAATTTCAAACATGGCATTGATTATTATTGTTCATTTCTCGGGGTTAAAAATAATTTTGTTGTAGATGTAAGTGAGGACTTGGAATATTTGTATAATTCTGAATTTTTTTTAAATAATGTTAATAAATTATTTAATATTGATGATAGTAAATCAAATATTTGTTTTAATTCAAATAATACTCAATCATATAAACCCCCCATCAAAATATTAGACATTCCAGAAAATGATATTAAAATATGTACTGATATTATTGATATAGATAAAATTAAACTATTTGATATAGTTCGTGACGATAATGAAGTAGAAATTATACAAGATGGTGAAACTCATAATGATTCTGGTAATAAAGATGAGCATATTCATATAATCAAGCTAACATGCGATAATATAAATAATTATATACATAAATCTACTAAAAATGATGATTTTAATGATACAATAACTGAGTTAGGTAAGTTAAGTTTGAGTGATAGTGACAGTAATTCAATATCTGATTGCTCTTCAAGGACATCTCACACGTTAGATTATGACGAAGATGAAACTGAATGCAAAGACAACGACGACGACGACGAAGATGATGACGAAGATGACGAAGATGACGAAGATGACGAAGATGACGAAGATGATGAAGATGATGAAGATGACGAAGATGAATGTAGTAGTGAGGATACTGATATTTATAATATGCATATAGATATTCCAAAATTTCCTGTAAATGTTGTATGTATTGAAAAATGTGAAGGTACATTAGATGAATTAATTGTAAATGATATTTTAGACATTAATCATTGGAAATCTGCAATTTTCCAAGTTATTATTATTCTTTATACTTATCAAAAAATATTTAATTTTACACACAATGATCTTCATGTAAATAATATAATGTTTATTAAAACTGATTTAGAATATTTAAATTATTATGTAGATAATTGTTATTTTAAAGTGCCTACATATGGTTATATATATAAAATAATTGATTTTGGAAGAAGTATTTATGAGGTAAATGGTAATATATGTTGCAGTAGTCATTTTAAACCAGGAGAGGATGCATCTACTCAATACAATTTTGGACCATATTATAACAATAAAAATAAAACAATTAATCCAAATTATAGTTTTGATTTACCTAGATTTGCGTGTTCAATATTTGATTATTTTTTCAAGGATGGTTTAGTTGACGATGAAATATGTAAAACAAATCCTATTGCTAATTATATAAATGAATTATGTTTGGATGACCATGGAGTAAATATATTATATAAAAAAGACGGAAGT